CAGGAGCGGGATGTACCCGTTCCCGAGCCTGTCGTGATCACAGTCGACTGCACCACGGAGCTACCGGACTGGCTGTTTGAACCGCTGCAGGTTCCTTGGATGCCAGATGTGCGGGAAGCGGGCGGCACCAACCGCGCCCTTTTGCAGATGTTCAACGTGTCACGCCTACTACTGGAGTCCGCGAACATTCGACTTGCCAAGATTCAGGAGCTGCAACGAGATGCCATCGAACGATGCAGAGCAGATTAGCGAAGACCTGAAGCAGACGAAGCTGCTGGAAGGCAAGATGATCTACGGCATGACGACCAAGGAGGCCGCGTATTTTGCGGGCTACGCTTATGATCAGGCAAAGCGCCTGCTCAAGACCGAGCCCCTGGTAGAACAGGCCAAGGCGCTGCAAAAGCAGATGCAGCACAAGTACGGCATCACCCGAGAACGCGTTGTAGAGGGCATGGTCGACGCGATGGAGCGTGCCAAGGTCTACGGCGATGTCAAGACTGAACTGAACGCTTGGAAGGAACTGGGCAAGATGCACGGACACTACGCTCCCTCAGAGCACAAGATCCATATCTCGAAGGATGCAGCACGCTTGGAGCGTGAGCTGCAGGAGCTGCCGACCTCCGAAGTCCTCAAGATCGCATCCAGTTCTGGTAATTGGCAAAACGAGGCCATCGACGCAGAATTCGAGGAAATCAAGCATGATTAAGTGCCGCCGTTGTGAAAAGCATGTGCGACGGTCGATGATCGTCTCGCACGCTGAGCAGAGCGAGTACTACAACATCTGTGGCCCTTGCGCCGGTGAGATGGACGCAGAGCAACTGCGGCAGGACGCGCAACGGCAGAAACACATCCGTGAGCGTAATGCGCGGATCAGCTCCAAGATCCAGAAGGCGACGGAGAAGGCGCAAACCCCTGCAGAAGTCCGCGAGCAGACCCGCAAAATCATCACCGAGGCAGAACTGCGGGACCGGGCGCGTGAGGAACTCGCCGTGCGCGAACTCTGTCGTCGTTCACTACTGGACTACATCTACCGCTTCAAGTCCAATTATCAGGCGGGCTGGGTGCACCGGGTCATCTGCCGGAAGCTGGAGAAGTTCCTCGACGATGTCATCAACAAGCGCTCCCCGCGCTTGATGCTGTTCATGCCACCTCGACACGGGAAGTCCGAGATCGTCTCCGACAAGTTCCCGACTTGGTCGTTAGGGAAGTACCCGCACCTTGAGATCATGCTGGCTTCCTATGCCGTGACTCTGGCGACGGGCTTTTCCAAGGTCAACAGGGACCGGATACGAGACCCTGTCTACCAGCAGATCTTCCCCAAGACGAAGATCGACCCGGATGAGCAGGGGGCAGAACTCTGGAAAACGACACAGCGCGGGGGGTTCCTCGCTGCGGGTGTCGGTGGCCCAATTACCGGTCGTGGTGCTGATATCTTTATCGTCGACGACCCCGTCAAGAACTACGAGGAAGCGGAATCGGAGACGATCCGCGAGTCGATCAAGAACTGGTGGCGTTCCACGGCCCGCACACGTTTGTCCCCCGGTGGCGGCGTGCTGGTGGTGCAGTGCATGACAGGCGACACACCTGTACTGATGGGTGACGGGGTTGAGAAGCCGCTGCGTGATGTGCGGCCCGGAGACACTGTAGCTACCTACGATGAAGGCTCGCTGACCACAGCAAAAGTGCTGAACTGGGCAAGCCAAGGTCGTGATTCTGTCTACAGAATTACAACGAGTTCTGGTAAAATGGTCCGTGCAAATGCAAGGCATCCGTTTCTTGTATACGAGCATGGAGAATTGAAGTGGGTAAGAGTGCGCGATCTGAGATTGACCCAGCGAATCGTAACCGTAAAGGGCAATGGGGGAAGTGGAAAGGTAAGACTTGCAGCGCCGAGGGATGCGAACAATCCGCTATTTGCAGAGGGTTCTGCAGCAAGCACTACAACAAGTGGAAATGGGCTACTGGGTATCGTCCGCCGTCTGCACGCACGGATTCGCGCTCACGCATTAGCGCGAAGCTCAAACACCGCTATGGAATCACACTCGACGAGTACGAGGGGATCTTGGCTGAGCAAGATGGGCGATGCGCTATTTGCTGTACTGAGGCTGCTGAAGCTAACAACCCCAAGCACTGGGTTAGCTTGCTCTGCGTTGACCACTGCCACGATACCAATGCAGTTCGAGGGCTACTCTGCAACCGGTGTAACCTCATCGTGGGGAGAGACGCCACGCCAGAGCTGCTTGAACAGGCCGCAACGTATCTTCGAGTACGACACAATCGAGGGGATTGAGCCTGCTGGCGTCGAAGAGGTCTTCGATATTCAGGTTGAGCGCACTGAGAATTTCATTGCAGACGCCCTCGTGACACACAATACAAGGTGGCACGATGATGACCTCTCCGGATTCCTCGAACGCGAGTACATCGAAGGGAAGAAGGAGGGGATCCCGGAATCAGAGCTGGAGCAGTTCGAGATCGTGACGTTCCCGGCCATCGCCGAGGAAAACGAGTACGTGGATCAGGACTGGAACTTCTACCACGAGCACGATATCCCAGAGGGGCGGAAGGTTCTGCAGGTTCGAGAGCCCGGTGACCCGCTGCATCCAGCACGCTACGGGGCGGCGTACCTGAACCAGTCGCGGCGCTCTATGGGCGACCGGATGTTCGGGGCGCTCTACCAGCAGAACCCGATCCCGGAATCCGGCGACTTCTTCAGGACTGAGGATTTCCGCTACTACAATGAGGTGCCGCATATTGGCCCGAGACCCATCTACTTTGCATGGGACTTGGCGATGTCGCAGCGCCAGTCCGGGGACTTTTCGGTTGGCGTCGCTGCGATGTTCCACGAGAACGGTGATGTCTACGTCCTGGAGATGCTGCGAGGGCGCTGGCGCACGGCTGAGCTGATTGACCGCATGGTCGGCTTGGTGGAGCGCTACAAGAGGAATGCGGCGAAGCTCGGGGTTGAGCAGGGGGTCATTTGGAATTCCATCCAGGATGAGTTCTTCAAGCAGCTCCACGCACGCGGCGCGTTCGTGTCCATCGACGACTCGCTGCGGCCCATGACCGACAAGCGCGTCCGTGCCCGCCCGTTACAAGCGTGGATGCAGGCAGGGAAGCTCAAGTTCCCTACGGCACAGCCCTGGGTTGAACAGGCGAGAGCCGAGCTGCTACGCTTCGACGCGGGCGTCAACGACGACGTAGTCGATACGATGGCATGGCTGGTGCGGATGCTGCAGAACGAGGCAGTCCCCGATATCGACCGTCTACGGCGCGGACAGGACCGGTTCTATGTGAACAAAGAGAAGATGATTTCCGACTANATGCGAAACCAACAAGGTGTCGTTTCTGAGAAGAGGTTTATGTCGTCATGAGTAGAGAGACGGAAAAAGCGCGTGAGAACTACGAGCGCTACATGTACGCCCGCGAAGAAGGACACCTNGAGTTCATCGAAAAGGCGCAGCGGTGCATCGACTACTACGAGAACAAGCAGTGGGACGAGAAGGCGATACGCGAGCTGGAGCGCAAGGGCCTGCCATATCTGACGATGAACAAGATCCAGTCGACGATCAACGCCATGACTGGGTCGTACCTTGAGAACCGCGCCTCGGTGACGTTCACGGCTTCCCGTGGTGGAGCCGAAGAGATCGCGAAAGTCCTTGCCAAGGTCTACCACCACGTAGCGAACAACAATCACCTCGATCACAAGGAACTTGCGGTTTTCGAGGATGGGATCATCACAGGTCGGGGCTATTTCGATGTCCGCATCGACTTCGACGACCAGCTTCTGGGGGAGGTGTCGATTGAGACGCTCAACCCCAAGAACGTGCTCCCGGACCCGGACGCGAACCAAGAAGACCCGGACACTTGGAACGATGTCATCATCACGAAATGGATGTCCGAGGAAGACATCATCGACATCTACGGTGGCGGGCAGGCAAGGCGTAAGGATCTACGCTCCATCTCCAGCCCGACGTTCGACAAGTACGTTACGGATGTCTACCAGACCTCGGATCGCTTTGCTCGCCGTGAATCGGGGACGTTCGACGACCCGACGCGTGACGGGATCGACTCTCGCCTCTACCGCAGGTACCGGGTCATTGAGCGGCAGTACAAGCGGATCCGGAATATCGACCACTTCGTTGACCTCGCCACCGGCGACATGCGTCCAGTCCCTTCAGGGTGGGACAACGAGCGGATCATGGAGGTGCTGGCGTACCCGAACATCGTAATCGTCAAGAAGCCGATCAAGGAGATCAACTGGATGGTCACGGTAGACCGTTTCGTCCTGTTCGAGGCGAAGGGTTTCTACCGGGGCTTCACCGTGGTCCCGTTCTTCCCGTACTTCCGGCGTGGGCGCACATTGGGTGCCGTGGAGGCGCTGATCTCCCCGCAGGACATGTACAACAAGGTCAGCTCCCAGGAACTCCATGTGGTCAACACCACAGCGAACTCAGGCTGGATGTTCAAGCGCGGAACGCTGGTCGGTATGGACAAGGAGGACCTGGAGCAGAAAGGGTCAGATACTGGGCTTGTCATTGAATGGCAAGGGGACGACGCACCTGAGAAGATCCAGCCTAACCAGATACCGCAGGGCCTTGACCGGTTGGCGTTCAAGGCGAATCGCGACATCTTCGAGATTTCTGGTGTCGGCGAGTCGATGCGCGGCTTGGACCGAGCTGATGTTTCAGCACGAGCGATCCAGGAAAAGCGCGACGCAGGCGGTACTGGTATGGGCCGGATCTTCGCGTCTCTGGCCTACACACGGCGGCTGTTGGCACACAAAGTGCTGACGCTGGTACAGGACTTCTACACTGAACCCCGCACGATCCGCATCTCTCAGGACCTGTTCCAGGAGGCTGAAGAGGTAGAGGTCAACATGCCGGGGCCAGAGAACCAGATCCACAACGACTTGACGATTGGCGAGTACGAAGTCAGGCTGATCCCGACGCCGCTGCGTGATTCGCATGACCAGACGCAGTTCGACGAGATCATGCGCATGAAGGAACAGGGCATCCATATCCCTGATCATCGCCTGATTCAGTACAGCCACCTCGACGACAAGAACGACATCGCCGAAGAGGTCAAGCAGCTCACCGGTGGGCCGCTCACGGAAGAAGCACAGCAGCGCATCAGCGAGCTTGAAGCGCAGCTCAAGGAGCTGGAACTTGAAGAGATGCAGGCCAAGATCAAGGACAAGATCGCCGACTCCAGGCTCAAGGCGGCACGGGCAGAAAAGCTCATGCACGAGATCCAGGAAGGCGGTATGTCGGTCAAGGAGCTGGATCAACTATACTTCAAGGCCCGCGCAGAAGACGAGCGCTTGGCGCGGAAAGACCGAGAACTGGACATCCGTGAACGCGGTATGGAGGCGAAGCATGGCCTCGACTCACGCGAGCAGAACCGGCGTGAGGTAGATACCGCAGCGCGGATTACCCAGCAGCAACAGCAGGACACACAAGCGGACGAACCGCAGGAGTAGTAGACCATGGTAGACAAGACCCAGGAAGACCAGTGGAACGAAGAGGCTAAGTACCTCGACGATGATGACGACGATATCCTCAATCAGGATCCGTCGAAGCTGAGCAACTTCAACGAAGAAGAGGACAACGACGATGAGCAGGATGACAATGCCGATTCAACTGCCGCCACTACCCGTGAAGAGGATGATGACGGGGACGATGTGGATGACGAATCCGATGACGATGCAGAGTCTGATGACGGCGAGGATTCAGATGGCGACGATGATGAAGATGCAGGGGATGACGGCGAGCCAGAAGGCGAAGAGGATAGCGGAGAAGGCGATAAGTCGAGTCGATCTGAGGAACAACAAAAAGACTACATGATGCCCAAGAGCCGCTATGACTCAGTCAAAGCACGGCTCGACAAAGCACTGGATGAACTGGATCAGCTCAAGCAGAGCAGCAGCTCGACCAACAAGACCACGGCAGACGCTGGGGATCTGATGAAGCAGCTTGACCAGATTTCTGCGGAGTTCAACGAAGCCCTGTCGACGGGTGATGTGGAAAAAGCGAACGAATTGCGGGCGAAAGAGCGCCAGCTGACGGAACAGGTCTTCGATCTGAAGGCACGCCATATCGCTACGCAGGAGGTCGAGAATCTCCGCTATCAGGACTTCGTCACCGATATCGAATCGAAGTACCCAGAGCTGAATGAGGATGATCCAAATTTTTCAAAGGACCTCAGCCGAGAGGTCGTGGATCTGCTGACAGCGTTTGAGAAGACCGGTTATCGGCCTGCCGACGCGCTGAAGCGTGCAGTCAGCTACGTCTTCCCCGATGGCCCGACGAACGTGGCGAATGCAGGCGAAGACACGCCGGGAGCTCCGGATGCCAAAATCGCTGAGCGTAAGGAGAAATCACGGAAGCGGAATGCCAAGCTGCAGGGCAAGCAGCCACCGAAGACCAAGGGTAAAGGNCGGGATTCGGATAAGGGTGGACCGCGCAAACCGCTGTCGCTGGCAGAACTCGACGACGAAGAGTTCGACAAGTACGACCTCGACAGTGAAGAGATGCGTGCAGCGCGTGGCGACTATTTGTAAAAACTATCGAAATAGGAGTTGACGATAGATATGGGCTATGGTACCTTCGGCAGTAATTCGGGTGTAGCACGAAACGCTGCCGGGGGCGACCCCGCTAAACATCGCTTTACGAGGGCCGACAGCGAGAGTTCGGTAGAAAGCATATTTTTTTGGTCTTAACGCAAAGGAGCTAACTCATGGCAGTTACTAACTTTGCAGCCATGACCGACGAAGAGCTTACCCTGTGGAAGCGACAAGTTTGGCGGGCTGCACGAAATCAGATGTTTACCAACAACTTTGTTGGTAGTGACGCAAACGCGATGATCACCAAGGTCAACGAGTTGCGTCAGGGCCAGAAGGGCGCACGCGCTGTTATCACCCTCGTTACCGATCTCATGGGCGATGGTGTTGCAGGCGACCGCAACCTGGAAGGCAACGAAGAACCCATGAAGTCCTTCGATCAGGTGATCCAGATCGACCAGCTGCGCCACGCTGTGCGTAGTGAAGGTCGGATGGCTGACCAGAGATCGGTGGTCGCATTCCGTCAGAACGCCCGTGACAACGTGGCATACTGGCTGGCCGACCGGATGGACCAACTGGCGTTCCTCACTCTCTCTGGCGTTTCCTACGCTTTCCACCCAATGGGCAATTCGCGCACTGGATCGGACCTGCCGTACCTTGACTTTGCTCAGGATGTCAGCGCTCCGAGTTCCAAGCGTCATTTTCGCTGGGATGAAGGCACCAAGGATTTCCTGCCTGCTGACACCTCCGAAGTGGATGCAGCGGACCTCCCGAGTTGGGAAATGCTGGTCAATCTCAAGGCCAAGGCTCGCGACAGCTACCTGAAGCCGGTTCGAACTGGTAACGGCATCGACGTTTACCATGTCTTCATGACCCCGCAGGGTATTGCGCGGCTGAAGATGGATGAGAACTTCCTTCAGGCTTACCGCCATGCGCAGCATCGCTCCGGTGGTAATGCACTGTTCAAGGGCACCAAGCACCTCGGCGGCATCGAAGTCGACGGTCTGGTCATCCACGATTTCCGCTACGTGTACAACACTCGTAACATGGCTACGAAGTGGGGTTCTGGCGGCGATGTGGAAGGTCAGCGACTGCTCTTCTGCGGCGCTCAGGCACTTGGCATGGCAGACATCGGCCTCCCGTACTGGGTGGAGAAGGAATTCGACTACGACAACCAGCCGGGTATCTCGATTGGTAAGATGTTCGGGTTCCTGAAGCCTCGCTTCTTCTCCATCTACGATCAGTCGGTCGAAGACTTCGGCGTGATCTGCGTCGACACTGCGGTATAAGGAGCAAACTATGCAAGCGACTAATGTGAAAAACGTGAATCGCCAGTGGCCCCTGTACTCTGTGACCCGGATTACGAACGAAGATCTGGTGAATGGGGAAGCAGTGGCACTGACGGGCCTTCCCGGCAACGCGGTTGTTGTCAGCGGTGAAATCACCGTCCAGACGGCGTGGGACTCGGAGACCTCTGCAGAACTGAACGTTGGTGACTCGGCTACTGCTGATCGCTACGTGGCAGGGGTAGACCTCACGACTACTGGCCGAACGGCGCTGACGCTCACTGGCTTCCAGACGCAGGCCCCCGGCGACATCCTGGGTGCACTGGCCGAAGTCGGCGACGCAGCAACGGTGGGCGAAGCTCTGCTGATTGTTGGCTACGTGGTCGAAGGTCGTGGCGGCGAAGTTCAGTACTAATGCTGCCCGGTAGGCTGTAAGATGATGGGACTGGGGTCTTCCCCCAGTCCCTTTTTCGTATCTACTCAGGAGAAAAGCAAATGTCACAGATGCGTAACGCAATCATGCGAATGCCCATGGACCGTCGTATTGCGACGAATGCTGGGTACACCTTCAACTTCAAGAAAGATGAAGACAAATTCGTTCCCGGTATCGCAGTGCAGGAAGTACGGAAGCACGGCGGTATCATCGTGANCTACGCAGACGGCTCCATGGATGTCCCGGAGTCAGCGAACAAGATGAAGGTCCCCTCGNTGGTCACCTCAGAGTCTTCGATGCCCGAAGGTGAGGGTGNAGGCATNTCCGTGGAAGCGGAAGAGCGCGTGACCTCCACCACGGACGCTGACGACGACGACGCTGTTGCTCAGGCTGTCAAGGACATGGATTCCTTCAACCAGAAGGAAGCCCGCATGAAGAATGCGATCNTGAAGCTGATNAGCGACAACGACCCGGAGAACTTCGTCGCCACCACTGGTATGCCGAAGGTTTCGGCGATCAGCACGGTCATGGGCGGTGAACAGGTCACCGGTGAAGTTCGCGACCTCGTTTGGCGCAAGATGGAATCAGCTGGACTGATTGAAGTTGAACATGAGTCTGACGCCGAGTAAATTCATCCAGCGCTTCAGGAGCAAGATCGATGATCTGATCCCTGAAGACGGCGATGATTCCGCAGCTCTGTGGACTACTGCAGAGCTGGAGGAATACTTCGACCGTGCGCAGCAGGCACTGTGCGAGCACACCCAGTATCTGCTCGGTGAGCTGACAGCACCGGTGATCGCTGAGCGCGAGTGGGTCACGCTACCGTCACGGGTGACCAACGTACGCGGTATCCGCCTTGAGAGCACCGGGCTTGATCTGGATATCCGGAATCTCAACGAGATGGGCCACACCCCCGCAGACGACTACGGTCTCAAGGTCACCGGTAAATGGCGGCAGGCTGAAGGTGGACCGCCCCAGATCGCTATCTTGGATATCGTCACGAACCGTGCACGATTGATGCCGATCCCTGCAGAAGACGACAGGCTCATCATCACCGGTGAGCTACTCCCCCGCGAATACGCAGATTGCGACGATACCTTCAGTATCCGTCCGCACCATGCGTGGGCGATGGAGAACTTCATGAAATACCTGGCCTACAGCAAGCATGACGCTGATGCCTACGATCCCGACTTGTCGCTGAAGTACCAAGCGCAGGCGTTCCGGGATTTCGATGCCATCTACCACGAGATCAAGAAGCTCCGTCGCAGTGGACAGGCTGGCTCTGGCACTACGCGGTACGGAGGTATCCCGCTGTGAAGCAGGGTCGCGAGTTCAATTTTCCAGGTTGGGTAAGCGGGTTGAACAACATAGCCCGCGAGGATCTGCTCGATCCGCGACAGCTGCGCAAGGCGACGAACGTCGATCTTTTACCTGGAGGGCACCCGCGTAGGCGGCAGGGCTACACGAAAGTGCTTGGAGATGGGCACTACCACTCACTCTTTGCTACGCCGAACTACCTTGTGTTTGTCAAGGACGGCAAGCTGTGCGTGACAGAGGACATCGATCACGTAGAAGAAGTTGCCGAAGACATCCACGAATTGACCGGCGTGGTGATCAACGACGAGTTCTATTTTTCAGATGGGCAAACGACAGGAATTCTATCGACCGAAGGCAAGCTCCGCCCTCTGGGTATCATTTCGCCGAGCCGTCAGCCGTTTGTATCGGCAGCGAGCGAAGGAGGCTTATTCGAGGGTCT